ATCCGTAACGCTATGGAACGTTGGATGAACGGTATCAATGCCCACCAAGCTAATACTGGTCTGAGTAATCCTATTGATTACCAATCAGACTTGATTATTGAGCAGTTGGATAGAGATGGTGAAACACTCAAAACTTATAACTTCCGTGGTTGTTTCCCGACTAATGTCAGTGCAATCGATGTGAGTTATGAGACTGTAGATGCTATCGAAGAGTTTACAGTTGAGTTCCAAGTTCAATATTGGGAATCTGATACCACTAGTTAATCTAGTTATAGATAGAGGGGTAAGGGGATAATCTCTTACCTCTTTATTATATACATTGAAGGTACATAAATGGCAGAACAAGACAATAGTATTCTCAAACTATTTGGTTTTGAAATCAAGAGACAAGACTCTAAATCAGACCAAAAAGAAAAAGAGAAGTTAAAATCAATTGTTGCTCCCACCGATGAAGATGGTGCGGGGTATGTTACTGCGTCTGGTAGCCACTACGGTCAATATATTGACATGGAAGGTAGTCAGGCAAAGGACAACCAACAACTCATTATGAAATATCGTGGTGTCGCATCACACCCTGAAGTAGATGCAGCTGTTGAAGATATCGTTAACGAATCAATTGTTGGTTCAGAAATGGATGTCACATGTGAATTGAATCTGGACAAAGTAGACGCACCAGATAGTATTAAAAAACAAATGACCGAAGAGTTCAACAACGTTTATGGTATGTTGAAATTCACCGATTTGGGTCATGACATATTCCGTTCATTCTATGTTGATGGTCGTATCTATCACCACCTCGTAGCGAATGAATCAAATCTTAAAGCTGGTATCCAAGAAATCAGAACGATTGATGCCGCAAAGATTCGTAAAGTAAAAGAAGTAAAACATAAGAAAGACCCAATAACTGGCGCAAAGGTTGTTGAGAAGGTCTCCGAATTTTATATCTATCAAGAAAGAGCAGGTGCAAATCAAGGCGTAAGACTTTCTCCTGATAGTGTTTCATATGTGTCTAGTGGTCTCCTTGACCCTAGTAAGAAACAGGTTGTGTCCTATTTACACAAGGCACTAAAACCAATTAACCAATTACGTATGATGGAAGACAGTCTTGTTATCTATCGTCTCGCACGTGCCCCCGAACGTAGAATTTTCTACATCGATGTCGGTAACATGCCACGTAATAAATCAGAATCATATATGCGTGACATTATGTCTCGTTATAGAAATAAGATTGTATATGATTCAAGTACTGGTCAACTTAAAGATGACCGCAAACACATGTCTATGTTGGAGGACTTCTGGTTACCTCGTAGAGAAGGTGGTCGTGGTACAGAGATTAGTACATTGCCTGGCGGTGAGAACCTTGGTCAGATTGATGACATCCTGTACTTCCAGAAGAGACTGTATCGTTCATTGAACGTACCTGTCAACCGATTGGAACAAGAAGCGCAATTTACACTAGGTAGGTCAACAGAGATTTCTAGGGACGAAGTTAAGTTCCAGAAGTTTATTGACCGTCTACGTAGAAGATTCTCAATGTTGTTTACTGGTATTCTCAAGAAACAACTTATCATGAAAGGTATTATTACCGAACAGGATTGGGAAGAGTGGAAGAATTCTATTACAGTTGACTTCCAAAGCGACAACCACTTCTCGGAACTAAAGGATGCAGAACTGTTACAAAACAGACTACAAACTCTAGACCAAGTATCACAATATGTTGGTGAGTACTTCTCACGTGAGTGGGCAATGAAAAACGTCATGATGATGTCTGACGAGGACATCGAAGAAATGAAAAAACAAGTCGAAGCTGAAAACTCAGTAGTAGACGAAGATGAGGAAATTTAAAATGAGTGAAGTAGAAAATCAAGAAATTGAAACCGTACAACCCCATGCGGTAGAAGAACTAATTAATCAAATCACTTCGGGTGACTTGACTAATGCAGAGGGTTCGTTCCATAGTATCGTTCAAGATAAGATGGCAGATGCACTAGAAGCACAACGTATTGCGACTGCACAAGCAATCTTTAACGACCAAGACGATGACATCGAAGACGAAGATGACTTCGAAGTGGACGAAGAATCCGAAGAAAATGAAGAAATTATTGCAGAATTAGAGGATGATGACGAAGAAACTGCATAAATATGTTGTTTCAAAAACATTATTCTTATAAATAATACTATGAAAACATACAAAGAACTTTTGTCAGAATTAAAAGAACGCAAGCCAAAAGGTGAAGTGGTCTTAGACAAGAAAGTTAAACGTATCCCTGTTCTTATCACTAAGGAGAAGGGTACTTTACCTTTTGTGGTACATATTGATGGTGACCGATTGGACGCTTTCAAATCACTAAAGGATGCAGAGAAGTCTGCGATGAGAGTAATAAAGGAATTAACCTAATGAAGTTAATTACAGAATTTACAGAAAACGAAACTCTACAATGTATAGTAGAGAAGAAAGAGAATGGCGAGAAAAGTTACGTCATCGAAGGCGTTTTCGCACAGGCAGACAAAAAGAATAGAAACGGACGTGTTTACCCCAAGGCCATTATGGAGAATGCGGTAAACAAATACGTAACAGAACAAGTATCTAAGAAACGGGCAGTAGGGGAACTAAACCATCCCGAAGGGCCGACAGTTAACTTAGACAAAGTTTCACATCTCATCACAGACCTCAGATTTGAGGGAAATGATGTGGTTGGAAAGGCACAAATATTGGAAACTCCAATGGGTAAGATTGTAAAAGGTCTCCTTGATGGTGGTGTCCAACTAGGAGTGTCAACTCGTGGTATGGGTAGTCTTGAGCAGAGAAACGGCGCAATGGTCGTCAAAGACGACTTTATTCTTAGTACGATTGACATCGTACAAGACCCTAGCGCACCTGAAGCTTTCGTTAATGGTATAATGGAAGGTGTAGACTGGGTTTGGAATAACGGTGTTTTAACGCCTCAAGTAATTGAAAAAATGGAGACTGAAATTAAACACGCTCCGAAAACTGTCTTATATGAGACAAGTGTTCGAGAGTTCAAGAATTTCCTCTCGTTAATTAAATCTAATATGTAAGGAGTCAATTATGACTGAAGAAAGTAAAGTCGAAGTTGAACTTCACGATGAAGACATTAACGACATTGTGGAAGAAACTCTCGAAGAAGGAAGCGCTCCTGCTCCTAAAGGGAAACCTGATACAAATGCAACTGACGAAGAAGAGTCAATCGCATCTGTAGATAAAGCAGCAGACGCAACCAAAGCAAAACAAGCTCCTGCACCGAAAACAAAAGCGGGCATGATTAATGCAATGAGCATGAAGTTACACGCTATGAAAAAAGCAGACCTTCAAGCCTCATACGGCAAGATGATGGGCGAAGAAGTTGAAGTAGACGATGCAATCGTGGAAACACAGATTGATACCTCTGCTGAACTGGACGCATTAGTCGAGTCTGAAGCTACTCTCAGTGATGAGTTTAAAGCTAAAACCGCAGTAATTTTCGAAGCAGCTGTAAAATCAAAACTATCAGAAGAAGTTGATAGAATTGAAGCGCAGTACAAGGAAGAGTTGGCAGAAGAAATTTCTTCTACTAAATCAGAACTTGTAGAGAAAGTAGACAGCTACCTGAACTACGTAGTTGAAACTTGGATGGAAGAAAATCAAGTTGCAATCCAGAGCGGTCTCCGCACTGAAATTGCCGAGACTTTCATGGACAAAATGAAAGACCTGTTTACAGAGTCTTACATTGAAGTACCTGAATCCAAGGTTGACCTAGTTGACGAACTGGCTGAGTCAGTAGAAGAACTTGAGACTCGTCTCAACGAAACTACTCAGAAAGTTATTGACACTACAGAGGAACTGGAAGTATACAAACGTGAAACGATTATTCGTGAAGCGACACGTGAACTTGCAGAAACTCAAGTTGAAAAATTGAAATCACTCGTTGATGGTTTGGATTTTGATGACGAAGAATCTTTCGCATCTAAAGTAAAAACTGTAAAAGAGTCGTATTTCTCAAAAGAAATCACTGATAAGGGTGAAGTAGAACAAATCATTGAAGACGCTGATGAAACATCTGAAGTATCTTCTGTGATGGAATCCTATCTAGCAACTATCAGAAAAACAGCATCTAAATCATAAGGAAAAATTAAAATGCAATCTTACGACACATTAATCGAAAAGTGGGCTCCAGTTCTTAACGAAGAGTCTGCTGGCGTGATTGGCGATAATCACCGCCGTGCAGTTACCGCTGCAATCTTAGAAAACCAAGAAAGAGCAATGATGGACGACCGTCAGGCTTCTCATGGTTTTATGACCGAAAACGCTGCTGCTGGTGCTAATAACACTGGTTCAGTAAATAACTTTGACCCAGTACTAATCTCATTAGTACGCCGTGCAATGCCTAACCTCATCGCTTATGATGTGTGTGGTGTTCAACCTATGAATGGCCCAACTGGTCTCATCTTTGCGATGAAATCACGTTACCAAGGTGGCGCTACTGCAAATCGTGAAGCACTATTCAACGAAGCTGAAACTCAGTTCTCTGGTGATAGTTCTGGTACTCACGACAGTGACAACGCTTCTGGTTGGAATGGTGTTGACAGTGAAGGCGCTCGTTTGACTGACCTTGCTGCTGGCGGAATGCCAACTGCGGACGCTGAAGCACTTGGTCGTGTTGGTGGTTCATCTTTCAACGAAATGGGTTTCACCATTGAAAGACAGACTGTAACTGCTAAGTCACGTGCTCTTAAAGCTGAGTACACTTTAGAACTTGCACAAGACCTTAAAGCGATTCATGGTCTTGACGCAGAAACAGAATTGGCTAACATCCTCTCTACTGAAATCCTTGCGGAAATCAACCGAGAAGTTATCCGTACTGTTAACAGCCAAGCGAAAACTGGTGCTCAACAAGCTAACGTTACTGCAAAAGGTATCTTTAACTTGTCTTCTGACGCTGATGGTCGTTGGTCTGCTGAGAAGTTCAAAGGTCTAACTGTACAGATTGACCGTGAAGCAAACGTAATTGCAAAAGAAACAAGACGTGGAAAAGGTAACGTAGTTATCTGTTCTTCAGATGTTGCTACTGCACTTGCTGCTGCTGGTTCTTTGGACTACTCACCTGCAATCAGCAACAACCTTCAGGTTGATGACACTGGTAATACTTTTGCTGGTGTATTAAACGGACGTATCCGTGTATACATCGACCCTTATGCTAGCACTGATTATATCACTGTTGGTTATAAAGGTACTAACCCGTATGACAGTGGTGTATTCTACTGCCCATACGTACCGTTGCAAATGGTTAAAGCAGTTGGTGAAGATGACTTCCAACCACGTATCGGGTTTAAAACTCGTTACGGTATGGCTTCAAACCCATTCGTTGGTGCTACACCTTCTGACGGTCTTGCTGCTGCAAAGACTAACCAGTACTACAGAATCTTCAAGGTTACTAATATCTTGACTTAATCTGTAATAAGAAGAGTGATTGGATTGGGAGCGCCCAGTCGTTAAATCACCGTTCTTTAAGGGAGACTTTCGGGTCTCCCTTTTTTTTGGCATAAAAAACCCCACCGAAGTGGGGTAAAGGAAAGTTGGAGCGGAGAGATAGAATTGCACTACCACTTCTAGGTTGGAAACCTAATGTTCTACTCTTTGAACTATCTCCGCATTGTTTGTATATAG